CTGTAAGGTGTTTTTTTAAGCCTCTATTTAATTTAATTTATGTGAATACACATATATTTTTGAATTATGTAATTTAAAACTCTTTCTGTAAGGTGTTTAAAGCATTTTATTTTTTTATACATACTATATGGTTCATTCTTTATTTATGCATTTTAAACTCTTTCTGTAAGGTGTTTTTTTAAGCCTCTATTTAATTTAATTTATGTGAATACACATATATTTTTGAATTATGTAATTTAAACCTCTTCTGTAAGGTGTTTAAAGCATTTTATTTGTTTACGCATACTATATGGTTCATTCTTTTTTTTATGCGTTTAAAACTCTTCTGCAAGGTGTTTAAAGCATTTTTGTGATTGTATATACTATATAATGCATTCTTTTGGTTTTTATTTAAATGTTAATATTGAGACTTTTGGGGGCATTTTATTATTTAAATTATAAGGTGAGTTCATACAAATTTGATAAGTCAATACTATAATCAATACTATAAACATAATTAATAAATTTAATTTATTCATTCTCTTCATTGCTCCTTATTTATAAATTATAATTAAATATTTAATCTATTTATGTGTTCTTTATTTTAAACTATAAATATTTATATCAATTTTTTTAAAAATTGAAAATTGAACCTTAAAAATTGAAAATTGAACCTTAAAAATTGAAAATTGAACCTTAAATTTTAAACAAATATTTCAAAAAAAATCGTTAGTATCCTTAATTATATCGGAGGTTTAAAGCCAAAAATTGCATTTTTTATTTTTTGAAAAAAACGTAAAATTGAACCTTAAAAATCGTTAGTATCCTTAATTATATCGGAGGTTTAAGGCAGAAAATTGAACCTTGAATTTAAAAATTGCACCCTGGACGATTTAAAAAAAAAATGTTAGTATCCTTAATTATATCGGAGGTTTAAAGCATGAAATTGCACCTAAAATTGAACCCTAATATATTATAATATGTTTGTTAATATCCTTAATTATATCGGAGGTTTAAGGCATGAAAAATGGAAAAAATTGAACCTTGGACGTGAAAAAACGTAATTCTTTTTTATATATATATATAAATGCATTTGTAATTGATATTGCATTCGTTTTGTATATATATCGTTATAACGTTATTACTAATAATTTATTAATAATATAAAAAAAGAGTTTAAGGTTCAATTTTCTGCCTTAAGTGGTTGATATTTATATATATTGCTTCAATTTTGCCAGGGTTCAATTTTCTGGTCTAAGGTTCAATTTTCTGCCTTAAACCTCCGATATAATTAAGGATACTGATACAAGAAAATATAGGGTCGTAGGGTTCAATTTTTCAGTCTAGGGTTCAATTTCTTTATAAATATTTAATATAATTAAGGATATTGACGATTTTAAGGTTCAATTTTTTAGCCAATTTTTTAATCTAAAATGCAATTTTAGGCTTTAAACCTCCGATTTTATTAAAGATACTGATATAAAAATTTATAGGTTCGTAAGGTGCAATTTTTTAATCCAAGGTTCAATTTCTTTATAAATACTTAATATAATTAAGGATATTGACGATTTTAAGGTTCAATTTTTTAGTCAAATTTTTAATTTTTTTACTAAATACTTGATTTATTTACAAATATTAATCTGCTAAATTCTGAACCAAGGTGCAATTTTTACAAAACCAAAAAAAAATCAAAAAAAACAAAAACAATGCATTGTATAACAGAAAAACTAAAAAAATTAACACCTATACTTGAAACAAATAGATTTAATTCAAATACACCCCTTCAGGAGACGCATTATTTACATAAAACCAACTCATGCATACTATCACATATGTTAAAAAAAATCGACGAAAAAAAGTGGGGTTTCAAACTATTTAAATAATTCAAAACCCCACACCAAAAAAAACTAAATTAAAAAGACATGCAATCAACAGTGTTTTTAAATTTTATAATTTTTTTACTTGAGTTTTTATTTAGTTTTTTATTTAGTTTTTTATTTATACTTATAATACCATTCAAATCGTTGTCATCTTCAATCGTGTCCCAATCAATTTTACAATTAGTATTTTTAACAAACAATTCTCTACATTTTTTTAAATTTGGAAAAACAAAAGTCGGTTTTTTATTTCTTGTTTTTCTTAAAACTTTCCCATCAAATAATTTATTTATAATTTTACCTATATATTGGTGACTTTGTTTAAACTTACTAATACCACCTCTTAATTTCACATAATCTATATAATTATTGTAGAATAAGTCTCTCTCAATAACACCCCACTTCTCCCATTCAATTAACTCACCCTTATGCAACAACTGAAGAATATATTGTTCAGGATAATCCAAACTATCAAGTTTTATATCATTCAAAGCTTCAGTTTCAGGATTGTCACGAACTTCAAAATCACTTAAATCAACACTTTTAAAAAAACTTAACAATAACTCAAAACCACCATTCTCCATATCCTCATCTATTGATCTAAAAAATTTATAATCACGCCTATTGTTAGGTTTAACATCTAACACAAAGTATCGCCGTTCATTACCTGAAGCAGGGACTACAAAATCCTCATTAGAAGTCATCATAATATGCAAATAAGAAGGAGCAATAAACTGCCCAATACCTTTAGGATTATACAACAATGCTTTGTCAGTGACTAAATTTTTTAACTGTCCATTTGTCGATTTATTACCACCAAAAAACGAATCATCAGCGCTCAAAAAGATGCAGTTTCTTAAATGATCATTATGGTTACCTAAAATTTGGCTTTCATTTGAAATTGTCATGAAACTATTACCAAATAAACTTCCAAATACTTCAGCTACTTTACTTTTACCTACACCATTGTCACCTCTTAAAATTACAACAACTCCAGGTTTAAATTCTGGTTTTTGAACACATAAAGCCATCCATTTAATTAAATATTCGTAATGCTCCATATTATTGTCACATACGTTTCGTTTCAAATGGTCTAAAAAACCACCAATTATAGATTTATTTATATTATTATAATTAGTTTCAGTTAATTCAAAAGATTTATATGCGAACCCACGCCACTCATTATAACAATCTTTGGGCAGACTATTAGACGGGTCGAAGTGAACTCCACCTAAATAAACCTTACGATGTTCATGATTTAACCAATAGTCAGCTGCATTTACAGTTTTTGTAACTCCATTTACATCAATTTTATATTTGTCACTAGCATTTAATTGTTTAAAGTCACTAAACTCCATCCATTTCAATTCTAACACATTCTTTTTTAACGGATTTGCTCTATTATAAAACACCCGAGTTTTATTATTCAAATGTGACACAAAGTATTTTTTATTATATCGTTTAATTACACTATCTTCAAACTTCCAATTAAATTCTTTTGCTATATTATAAACAGCCCCTACATTAATTTTACCACTTTGACCGTTGTCATTCCATTTCTTTTTTATATAGCTTTCACTTTTAGATTTCCAATTATTGATATCGTTTCTTATAGTATTTAAATTACCAGAATACCATTTAAAAACTAACTCCCATGCATCTTCACCATAAGAGTTTTTTATTCCCCATATTATATTATTTCTTTTATTATAATCAATATCAGGAGGTATTACTTTTAAAGCTGATTCTAATTTCTCTTTCGTTTGTGCGCCGAAAAAATTATCATTATTAGATTTATTCGAGTTTTTATTATTCGAGTTTTTATTATTCGAGTTTTTATTTAAATCTTTAAAATTGTCTGTTGTTAATCCTTTCTGTTCAAATACCCAAGGTATTCCCATTATATCGTCATCACTACTAAAGTATATAAGATTTTTATTATTAATCATTTCATCCCCTTTAGCTTCTCTCAATATTGGGGTTTTTAATTCTTCTGTAATTCTTTTATCAAATAATTCTTGTATTGTTAACATTTTTTTATTTAATTTAATAGAACTTGGCTGTTCACCACAATCATTTAAATATTTATTAAGAATAATTTTAAGATGAACTGCATTGAAAGTATCATTTATATTTAATTTGTCATCAAATATAGACCCTTTACCACCAAAAAAGAAGTGAGGCACATCTATAGCAGCGCTGTCAGCTTCATTAAAAAAAACACTCAATAATTTTAGAATACAATCATTCAAAACTGGATCATTAATCATTATGTCGTGTCTATATATAATTCTATATTTATCTATTACATCATCACTACAACTATAACTTTTATAAATTATAGCTGGAGTTGGGAACCCATATTTTTTACAACGATTTATTAAATCATCAGGAGTGAATATAGAATCTAAATCTTTATTATCGAAATCTAAAGCAAATAATTCGTTTTTAACAAACCCTTCAATTTTACGACTACCATTACTTTCCATGCACATAAACGAATGTCCATTACAAACACGGTCTTTAAAATCATGCATTGATATTGTTGTATTTGAATTTACACTACCAAGTTCGTTACTAATTTTAAAAACACCATATTCTTGAGCTTTTTCTTTTGTTTTTAATTTTATATCAGACAACGATACTACTACATCACTATCCAATATAATTTTATCATAGACTAAATCTGCTACACTTTTTTTCTTCATTTTTTTATTCATTTTTTATGTTTCCTTTTATATAATTCTCAAACCGTTTCATCAACAAATAAAGAGAACATATAAATATAAGAGTTTATCGATATATAGAGAAGTATCGAAGTTGTTAAATTAATAGATTATATCAAAATTTATTAATTTAAAATTTTGCTGGATTATGAACTACCTCCATCATAATCCAGCAATTTTTATTTATAAAATCAAAGTGTTACCATAATTAAAGCTTTTTAATAGTTCAACAGCTTTATAATAACACTTTCTTTCTTTTTGTCTTTTGTTATATTTGCTTTGTTTATGCATATATAAATAGCCAAAAGGTTCGTTTATAAATTCTTTTAAAAGTTCTGATGTATTACCCATTTTAAATACCTCCATATAAAAAATTAAATTAAATTTAAAAAAAAGAATGCATTTCTGCATTTATAAACTGATTTTATTTATTTGTTCTCACTTCTGAGGCACATTGATTTTTTAAGTGTTTTTGTATTTGTAAACTGATTTTATTTATTTGTTCTCACTTCTGAGGCACATTGATTTTTTAAGTGTTTTTGTATTTGTAAACTGATTTTATTTATTTGTTCTCACTCCTGAGGCACATTGATTTTTTAACGATATATGCATTTATAAACTGATTTTATTTATTTGTTCTCACTCCTGAGGCACATTGATTTTTTTAACGATATATATGCATTTATAAACTGATTTTTATAGGTGGCCTTTTTTTTATTTATTCTTAACAAATAAATATAAATGATTTCATTTTATTACTCCTTAAATATAGACACTGATTGGGCCCTGCCATCCTGATTAGTGTCTATATTTTTACGTCGTTAAATATACATAATTATAGCTCTAATTCATGAGTTAAAGTTTTATGCATACTAAGTAGTATCTATTTGTTAATCGTTTAATATAGAACGGCTAACGACGTGTATCACTCAGAACATAATATTACATGACATTGTTCGGCGCCTAAGCCACTTATTTATATTTATATAAATTATTATATAATTTGAATACTTAATTTCTTAATTTATGTAAATTTTTACACAATTTCCTAATTTATGTAAATTATTACACAATTTGAATACTTATTTTTTTAATTTATGTAAATTATTACACAATTTGAATACTTATTTTTTTAATTTATGTAAATTATTACACAATTTGAATACTTAATTTCTTAATTTATGTAAATTATTACACAATTTGAATACTTAATTTCTTAATTTTATGTAAATTATTACACAATATTTTTTAAATCAATGAGGTAATTAAAAATGGCAATCAATCCTGCTATCCATAATCCAGACGGGACTTTTAAAAAGGGTAACCAAGCTAACCCAACTGGTCGCCCTAAACGTGATAAAATGATCACGCTGTTAAAGGAACTGTTTGGAGAAGATGGGAAAGAACTCATTTATTTATTAATTTCACAGATGTATGGTGTCGAATTAGACCCCAACAAAATAGACAAACGCCTAATTGATGCGCTCCCTAAAATAAGTAAAAAACGAGGTATGGAACACACTAAAGTAGACAAAGCCCTCATGTCCTCGAACGCAAAATTTTTGTGGGAGCAATTGTTTGGCAAGGCGATGGTTGAGACTAAAACTGAATTAAGTACACCATACGATACTGATATTAGAGTAGAGTTTGTTAAATGTAAGAAAGAAAAGTTAAAGAAAAAGAAAAACAAAATTAAAAAAAGAAAGAGAAAAACAAAAATTAAAAAACCCTCTAACGAAATTAACAATGTAAAAGATTAATTATGCCTAATATTATATCTATACCTGAAGCCTTCAAGGAGTTGTTTAGAGACTCCTACACATACTATGTTTTTTATGGTGGTCGCTCTGGGTGTAAATCACATAGCATAGCCAGAGCTGTTTTGATATACGGAATGCAATCAAAACAGAGAATTTTATGTTTACGTGAATACTTTAATTCTATGGCCGATTCTGTTAAATCTTTACTTGATGATTTAATTATCAAATATAAGTTAGAATACTTTTATAAGTCTACAAAAAATTCAATTATTGGCAAAAATGGAACGAATATAATATTTGGTGGGCTTAAAATTAATAATAAGAATATAAAAGGTAAAGAAAAGATAGATATTGTTTGGTGTGAAGAAGCTGAAACGATTAGCCAAGAATCATGGGACTTATTAATACCTACTATAATTAGAAACCGAGGTTCTAAAATATATATTAGCTTTAATCCATATTTAATTGACGACCCAGTAATGCAGTTTATAAACACGGGTAGGTCTGATATATATTGTAAAAAAGTGACATATAAAGATAATCCATTCTTCACCGATAAAGAAAAACTTGAAATGCTCCATTGTAAAAAAAACGATTATAATAAATATTTATGGATATGGGAAGGTGAGTGTTTAAACATTTCTGAGGCTGCAGTCTTTAATAATAAATTCAGAATTGATAGATTTGTCGCCCCACCTAATACTATCTTTTATTATGGATTAGACCCTGGGTTTTCAAATAGTCCGTTAGCGTTTTTAAGGTGTTATATAGATGATCGTAATAAACTTTTATATATTGATAAAGGGGCTAGTAAGCGTAAATTAGAAATTGATCACACGCCTGACTTTTTAGAGAATGCAATACCAGGTTGTAAGAAAGAAAATATAATATGTGATTCTGCAAGACCTGAATTAATTTCTTATTTAAATAGACAGGGTTTTAAAATTAAAAAAGCTAAAAAAGGTAAAGATTCTGTCATTGAAGGTATTGAATTTATTAAGAATTATACTGTTATAATACATGAAGATTTAAAAGATGTTATATTTGAATTTAAAAACCATAGTTATAAAATAGATTCAAAAACTGGATTAATATTAAACGTCTTTATAGATGAATATAATCACTTTATAGACGCACTCAGGTATGCTCTTGAAAATGTTAGAGCTCCTGTTCTTAAAAGTGTAGTCCCACCACCACCTGATTTCACAAGATACTATAGGAAATAAATTATGAAAATATTTAATAAAATCACACATTTATTTAAATCACAAGATAAGAAATCTTATTATAATTCAAAATCTATACAATTAAAAAGTGATATGTCGTTGTTAACACAAGTTTTATATGGTGATCAAATAGTGACCCCACATAAAGCAATGCAATATTATAGAGAAAATGCATCGGTGGCTACGAGTGTTGATATGATAGCCGATACTGTTGAACAGATTAAACCATGTTTAAAAATAAATGAAGAATATATAAATGATCATGATATAATTGATACTATAATAAATCCAAATGGGTTTAATGATTATAAAGAGTTCATTGGTGCAGTTGTTAGAAATTATTTATTAACACACAATAGTTATTTGATAGCTCTTGGTAATTATAAATTCCCACCCTTAGAATTGTATCCAATAAACCCTCTGAATGTTAATATATATTCAAATATAGATGGCTATCCAGATTCTTACTTTTTAAATAATACGATAGCAAATGGTCGATATGATAGATTTATAGAATCAAGAAAGAATGTTAAATTTTTAAAAAATGGTTTGTTAAGTGAATTATACCATATTATGGGCTATAGCTCAAGATCAAATAGTATACAAGGTGACAGCCCACTAACTGCTATCGTTGGTGAAATCAAACAAAAAATACAAGGTGGGAAACATAATATGGCTCTACTGTCAAATTCTGCAAGGCCGAGTATGTGGATTGACTTCAAAGATGCACCAAACGAAGAAGAACTCGCTAATCGTAGACAGCATATATACGAAACTTTAACAGGAGCTGAAAATGCAGGATTACCAATTGTTACAGGTTCTGATGGAGTTAATGGGACAGGAACTGAAATCACTACATACGGCACAAATAATAAAGATATGGACTTTGCAAAATTGAATGAATTCGCAACTGTTACTATATTTAATAGATATGGCATACCTTTACCACTTGTTACTCTAGAAGCAAGCACATTTAACAATATAAAAAATGCAATTATATTCTTTTACGAGAGAACTGTTATACCTAATATAGATACAATATTTGGAGGCTTTACTAAATTATTAAAACCAAAATATAAAGATTTAACAAACACTGATGCGAGAATTACATTCAATCCTGAGAGCATAGCTCCTTTAATGACAAAAAGATTAGAAGAAATCAAACTCAGAAAAGAACTTAATATAGAAACTGTTAATGAACTTAGAAGTTTATTACCTGATCGTGATGATATAGAAAATGGTGACAAATTATTAAATTTAAAACCTGAAGATAAGCCTGAAGATAAGCCTGAAAATGATAAATCAAAATCATGATAAAATATTAAGAACATATTTATATAAATGGAGAAATTATAATGTTTAAAAAAACTTATTTAAATTTAGAAATTAAAGAATTAGAATCAAATAAAGATAATTATGTATTTGAAGGATACGCAGCAGTATTTAATAATATTGATTATGGTGATGATATAATACTTCCAAATGCTTTTAAAGAAAGCTTAAAATCAAAGCATAAAGTTAAAATTTTGTGGCAGCATCGACATGATTGTCCAATTGGTGTGCCTATTGAAATAAAAGAAGATGACAAAGGTTTATATATAAAAGGTAAATTACCGAAAGATGATGAGTTTGTTAAAACAAGAGTTATGCCCCAAATGAAAGTCGGTTCATTGGAAATGAGTATTGGATACTACACAAAAGATGCAGAATATAAAGACAAGGTTCGATATATTAAAGAAGTATTCTTAGCTGAGGTGTCATTGGTTTCTATTGGTATGAATAATGAGGCTCAAATCACAGATTTTAAAAGTCTTGATATTGAAACATTGAAAGAAACCCCTATACGAGATTTAGAAAAAATGTTTAAAAATGGTTTTAAGGCTAGCAATTCTGTAGCCAAAATATTAGTTTCAAGTTTAAAAACAACAGAACAGCGTGAGGCTGAATTAATAAAACAGCGAGAGGCTGATGAGGCAGAAGCACTTGACAATAAAAATTTAAAAGATGTCGAGTATTTAAAATTGATTAATGAAATGGTAACTATAAAAAATAAAAATAATAGGAGCAAATAATATGTCTAATGATGATAAAACCAAAAAAGAAGATTTGTTAAAAGCAACTGCTGAAGCAGTTAAAGCAGTTCAAGAAACAATTGATGCATCTAAAGAACGACTCGATGTATTAGAAAATGATAAAATTAAAAAAGCGTCTGATGCAGCTGTTAAAAATCTTGAAAAAATACAGGCTATTGATCTTAAAATAAAAGCTTATGAGGAACGTCAGAAAGATATTGAGTTATCACTGGCAAAAGGTTTTAATAAAGAAGATGATGGAGTTAGTGTTGAATATAGAAAATCTATCGATAATTATTTAAGAAAAGGGGTAGCTCCATCTGATGAAATGATTGAAAAATCTTGTCGAGCTGTTGTTGAGAGCAAATCTTTTTCTGGTGATTCTAATGTTATAGATAGAGAAGTAAAAGATATGATATCTGCAAGTAATGCCGATGGTGGTTATTTGGTAACACCCGATAGAGCACCAGGTATGCAAACTCGATTGTTTGAAACCTCGCCTATAAGAAGTGTAGCTAATATTGAAAGTTCTATAAGTGATATATTTGAAATACTGCTTGATGATGATGAAGCTAGCTGTGGATGGGTCGGAGAAGTTGAAACAAGAGCTGATACGTTAACAGCAGGTATTGGTCTTATTAAAATACCTATGCATGAAATTTATGCAAAACCTCGAGCTTCACAAAGAACCTTAAATAATGCAGGTATGGATTTAGAAGGTTATATTAATAAAAAATCTATTGATAAAATTAGCAGAACTGAAAACACAGCATTTGTTGTTGGTGATGGTTCTAAAAAACCTAAAGGATTTCTTGATTATACAAATTGGTCGTCTTCTGGAGTCTATGAACGTAATGCAGTTGAACAACGAATAGGAACTGACTCTACTCATGGTTTCTCGACAGATGACTTAATTTTACTTCAAAATGATTTACATGAAGAATATCAAGCTAATGCTGTATTTGCTATGTCAAGAACGACATTCGCTAAAATAATAACAAAAAAAGGAACTGATGGACAATACTTACTTGATCGTAATATGCTTTTAAATAATGCTGATAAAATGTTATTAGGTAAAAAAGTTATAATTATGTCTGATATGCCTGAGTTAGCTACAGATTCTCTTAGTATTGTTTATGGTAATTTCGCCGAAGGTTATACTATTGTTGATGGTCTTGGATTTCGTATTCTTAGAGACCCATATACAGCAAAACCATACGTAATCTTTTATACAACTAAGTTTGTAGGTGGTGCAGTAACTAATTTTGAAGCTTTAAAAATATTAAAAAGCAATGATGTTGTTTAGATTTTTAATAATATTTTAATTTAAATAGGAGCATATTTAATTTATGCTCCTTTAAATATAGGAGATTTGATAATGCCAATTAAAGAAAAAGTAACTGATCAAAAAGCAATTTTGTTGATTAATAAAGCCATAACTAGTGATAAAACTACTTATAGTGAAATTCTTGATACAGCTGATTATGATGATGGAGTTTATTTTATATTTCAAATAGTAGCTTGGGATAATACGGCTGCTGATTGTGCATGCACTGTGCAACATGGAGATGACTCTGGTATGTGTGATGCAGAGGCTGTTTCTTCAGATATGTTAGTTTATGGTGATGATATAACTTTGGATGATGGAAATACAGCTTCTGATAGTTTAATTCGTGAAGGAGTTCATTCGACAAAAAGATATTTAAGAATTAAAGCCGTAACTACCGGAATAGATACAAGTTTAAAGTTGAATGTTATTGCTATTGTTAATCCAGAAGTAGTCCCAACAACTCAATCTTAGAATTAATATTAATAAATAAAATGGGACGTATTCTAATATTGCGTCCCATAATTTCAAATTATTTAAATAAATATGGAGTAAAACCACATGGCCTTTTATAATACAAGTTGTGATGCTGGAGAAGAGTGTCCAAATAATTTATTTGGAACTTCAGGTTCAAGTGGCAGTTCAGGCACATCAGGGAGCTCAGGCTCTTCTGGTAATAGTGGCACATCAGGTTCAAGTGGTAGTTCAGGGACTTCTGGTTCTTCTGGTAGTAGTGGTAGTTCTGGAACATCAGGTTCAAGTGGTAGTTCTGGTTCTTCTGGTAGTAGTGGTAGTTCTGGAACTTCAGGCTCTAGTGGAGTAGCTGGTAATTCAGGAACTTCTGGTTCAAGTGGTAGTTCTGGAACATCAGGAAGTAGTGGAGCAGCTGGTAATTCAGGAACTTCTGGTAGTAGTGGTAGTTCAGGTT